CATATGAAGAAAGACTAGAAGAATCCAGCAAAATGCGCAACAAATATCCTGATAGAATACCTGTAATTTGTCAAAAAACACCACAAAGCACCCTTTCATCTCTATATAAATCTAAATACTTAGTTCCTAAAGACTTAACTTCATCACAATTTTTATTTGTTATTAGAAAAAGATTGCAGCTTACAAGCGAAAAAGCTTTATTTATTTTTATTGAAGGAACATTGCCATCATCGGCTTTAACATTCGAAGAACTTTATGCAACATACAAAAATAATGATGGATTTTTGTATGTGTCTTATGCTGAAGAAAATGTTTTTGGTTAACAGGCACCCAATTCTGGCGTATAAGCACCTTGTGCTGTTAGCAATGCTGTAGAAGAACCCACAACCAATAGTGTTATTACCCAACCTGCAATACATTTAAATATTATTTTAAAATTCATTCCTTTACATGTATAAGGATCTTCAAGAGCGGCAACACCCATAGTTGCACCAACTTGACAATGTGTTGTTGATAATGGAATTTCTAAACGACTACCTGTAATAATAACTATTGCTGATGATAATTCTATGGTTGAACCTCGAGAAGGAGTTAATTTGCATAATTTTGTACCTATAGCATGCAAAATTTTGTAGCCATACAATAATAATCCCACTGAAATACCTACACCACCTAACAATAAAAATAAATACGCATCCGAACCAAACTCGTTTTCTTTATCAACAGCTCCTTCTTTAGAAATCATATAAATTGCCATGAATGGACCAATCGCATTAGCTACATCATTAGCGCCATGACTAAAAGAATCACAAATAGCTGTGAAAACTTGTAAAGATTTAAAATATTCTTCTGTTGATTCATCGAAAACTTCTGCATTGTTATGAATATTACTAACTGTCTCATCCTCTTTTACTAAATCATCCAAATCTACTTTAATTGAATCATTAACATATTTAACTAACTCAAGACATCTATCTTTTTTATTTTCTACTTCCAGTTCTACTTTATGCTCTTCCTCTTCTTTAGAAGCAACAATCTCTTTGTTATTTATACTTTGTAATGCATTAGCTTTCATTTTTGAGATAAAAGGTATAATTAAAATACCTGCAAGACCGCCGACGCCAAATGACCATACACAGGCTACATCTAAAGGTGTTTCATCTAGTTCAAGACCTTTTGCTCCTTTGTATATTATGAAAAAACAATTTAATGTTACTGTTCCTCCTATAAGAACTGGAAAAAGATATGTTGTTCTTTCAAAACTATCTTTTGCTCTTAAAATAACTTGTCTAATTACCACAAATAATGTACTAGAAATCATTGCCGAAAACAAAGGTGAAAGTAGCCAGGATAGAACTATTCCTGCTACACCACCAACATAAGGAAATAATTCTTTTTCCTCATACCAATTTACACAATTAACACCTTTAAGAGCCACAGTCATACCTATCATTCCACCAACACAAGAATGTGTTGTAGAAACCGGCATTTCATACTTAGAGGCAACAAATAACCATACCCCCACAGATAAACATACACACATACAACCATACATTAAAGGACCTGGGTCATCTTCGAAACACTCATAATCGGCTATACCTTTTCTTATTGTTTTAGAAACGTGACTACCCATTAATATTGCCCCACCGGTTTCAAAAATACTAGCAAGAACTACCGCTTGTTTAATTGTTATAGCTTTTGAACCTACCGCGGTTGCATATGCATTGGCTACATCATTTGCACCTATTCCCATTGCAGCTAAAAAAGAAAAGAGCCCACCGAAAATGACAATACCTTGATACATTTTATAAATATCATTTATAAACAATGTTTAAATATTATTTATATAAATTGAACATTATTAATATATTTAATTACTATACAAATGATGTCGGAACGAGGCGAACCTAGTACTATTATTAATGGTGTAACTATTAAAAAATGCGATTTTCCAAAAAACATAACTTATAGTGATCGTTATATTCAACAAAATCTTTATGAAGACCCTTTTAAAGAAGTTAGAGAAGAACATAGTCGCATACTTAATTACAGGTCTAAACCTTGTCCACTTGACTTCCCAGAAAAACTTAAACCTTATTGGAAAGGCCATTTAGAGTTTAGTTTGACACCATGTCAATCTGGTTGGATGTATTTGCAACAACAACAAAAGCTCGGAAAAAGAAAATAAATTGAAAATATTTATTAATTAATATTATTTTTTTATAATAATGTCGGAAACAATAACACTTACATTTGGTGATGCTGGTGAAAATCATGCAGGTATGAAAATGGTTGGTAATGTAGGTAAGATTGGTAGCGGTTTTAATCTTAAAGATTTACTTAATATTAAAACATATTATGAGAGTAATGGAAACACGTGTGAAATTATAGACCTCAACAGTTTATGTAGATTTAAACTATTAATGCATGAGCTTAAATTTGGTGAAATTACAGGAGATGCATATATTCTTATAATTAGAAACGCGGTCTCAGAAACAAAAGAAATGTTTAAGGAAATGAATAAGTTTGAATGGGATAAAAAATATTGGGATACAAGAAGACAAAAAGTATTAAATAAACATGCTAGATCTAATGTATGTTTTGGCGATAAAGAAGTTGAACCAGATTATGAAAATAAGCAAGGAAGAATAGTAGCCTATAATAGCGTTCCAACATTAGAGAAATTTAAAAAAGAATTAGAAATGTTAATTGGAGAAAAAGCAAATAATTTGATATGTGAAGGAAACCGATATTTCGATATTAAAAAATGTGGAATAGGTTGGCATGGAGATAGCGAAAGAAAAAAGGTAATAGGAATTAGATTGGGACAAAGTATGTTGTTCAAAATAAGATGGTATAATAATAGCAAACCAAAAAGTGAAAGTGTAAGTATTATTTTGAATGATGGAGATATGTATATAATGAGTGAAAAAGCTGTAGGGTATGACTGGAAAAGACGTAATATGTTTACATTAAGACATAGTGCCGGATGTGATAAATATACAAAAGAATAATATTAAATTTAATGCTATTTTATTGATTATAACATGCTAGCCATGTTGAGAGAGGGCATATTAATCCTGCTCCTATATAATGCCATAAAGAATGATAATAAACATAATTGTCCCAGTTTCTTTCCTTAACTGCTTTTTTTCCCATATACCAACAATAAATTGCTGGTGCAGACATTAAGGGCCATAGTATGTGTATTTTTTTTGCTGTTAAAAGGCATTGTAATGAAAAAAACAAACTAGCATGCCATCTATCAACACCGTGTGTCCAATGATCCATTCCACTATAGTACCAGTCAGAGGCCAACGATAAAGAAGTTTGTGAATAAAATAAAAATTCTAGTATAATCTCTAAAAAATTACTTCTTTTAAGAAATATGGTTGGGGTTAAAAATGCTAGACAAGATAATCCTAATGTATTAGAATATTTTGCTCTACTCCATTTCAAATCAGTTTTATCAAAATTATTTGTCATTGATATTATTTGATTTTTTGTAAAATCATACATTAAATAATTTTACTATGTTATTTTAAATTGATTTAATAATATTTATATATTTATTATTAAATGACATCTATATTATCATGGAATGTTGCAGGTATTCGTGCTTGCATTAAAAAAGGCGGATTAGACTTTTTGCTTGTTGAAAATCATGATATAGTTTGTTTTCAAGAAACCAAAGCAGAAGAGCATCAAGTTAAGTTATCTTTTGAATTAAAAGAAAAATACCCCTATAGATATTGGCATGCAACACAAGGGATAACACAGCGTAAGGGTCTTAGTGGTACTGCAATTTGGTGTAAGAAAGAACCTATCAAAGTATTTGAACCGATGGAAATGGATGTAGAAGGTCGAACTATTGCTCTAGAATTTGCAGAATATATAGTTATAACAGTTTATACACCCAATTCACAAAAACTTAATTCAGATAGATTTAATTTTAGAACGCAAGAGTGGGATATTAAATTTAGAGAATATATTAATGAATTAAATAAAATTAAACCTGTAATTATTTGTGGAGACCTAAATGTGGCACATAAAGATATTGATATTCATAATCCGGATCAAAATCGTAACAAATCTGCAGGATTTTTAGATGCCGAAAAAGAAAATTTTGATATACTATTGCAAAATGGTTATGTTGATTCATTTAGGAAATTTTGTGATACTCCATCTAAATACACCTATTGGGATCAACGAAACCCAAAACTAAGAGAGAATAATAAGGGATGGCGTATTGATTACTTTTTGGTTTATGAATCATTAATAGATAAGATTAAGGATTCAAAAATAAGACCTGATATTTATGGATCAGACCATTGTCCTGTGGAGTTGCTTTTATAGAAATGTATAATTATTTATTGTCATAATTTATAGATGCGTTTTTCTGCCTCTGTCATTGCTTATTTTTTTTCCATTAACAATGTGTGTAAAATCCACCCTATAAACAATATTAACACCAATATTTACCACTATAAACCAGAATACGATGATTATAGATATAAATCAAAAAAAAGAAAAGTATACAAAAAATATAAAAAATATACTAATTTAGTTCAAGATCATCATATTATACCAAAACAATGGAAAAAACATAAGCTGATTACAAGCATTAACTTTGATATTAATTCTTCAAATAATTTAGTTATTATGCCTACACCTAAAACATTTCTTTATTTTAATTTTAATCCTAATATTAGAACGCATTATATAGGTCATCCAAAATACAATATATATGTAAAAGAATTTTTAGATAAAATTGATGAACTACAATCTTTAGATGAAAAAAAATTTTATTTTTGGTTATTTTTTATATACCTTAAAGAAAATTGTATTTATTTAAATAATAATATTCCCTGGAACTAATATAATGCCTATTAGACCAAGAAAACTCGTTACTCATAACTACAAATTAAATGTCTATAGATGTATGTGCTGTCAAGGAAAACCTGATGATGATGGAACATAATTTATTTAATAACCATTATATGCCCCAATACTATCCAGATCCACCACATATTATTTGGTTCTTTAATTTTATTAATAGGTAATAAGCTTATTAATAAACTCAATATATTTAAAAATATAATAAACTCGATTGGTATATTGTTATTAAAAGCATTTAAATAATGTAATGGCACATGAACACAAGATAGATACAGCAGCGATGAATTAGGTTTAAATATCCATAAAATATGTAAAAATATAGAATTAACGATACCAATATCGTTTCTTATATGAAATATTGAACTTATTAAAAGTATATAAAATCTATACATTGGATTTAATCGTTTTACTATGGTATAACTCAAAAAATATTTTTTAAGAAGCATTGATGGTTCATTATAATATATATCTGTCATACCATGTAAAGCGATATTAGATAATGATGCTCTTACAAGTGAATTTTTCTCTGGAATTATTAAATTTTCATCAAATAGTCTTTTATTTATAAAAATATTAGGTTTTTTGATATTGTTTCTTATACTAAATGCTAAAGTATTTGATAAAATAGCTAATAACAACACCGGTTTCATTAGTTATTCTTCACATAATGTATTATCTGAAATATCGCATTTTGAAATTAAAAAATATCTTTTATAAATTTTGGTACCATCTTCTGTATAACCTTCTGCCTTTCTAATTGGCGACATTTTATAGTTGTAATTTTTTAGAATTTGTCTCGTTATATTCAACAAAGGCCATTTTTGATTTGTTTCAGCATTTTTATGCAAACATGTATTACAAGATGATTTTATATAATTTTTAAGAATAGGAATTTCATCATAGATTTTTTTATAAATATCCTTATCTAGAAACATTTCTCTTGGAACCAATTGATCTTCGAGCTCACATTCTTCACTTATAGGTAACCCTATCTTATTTAAAAAAAATTTTATATCATTATCCATATTTTATATTTGTAAAAATTTTAAGAAAACCTAACTAATCATGTATCTACAATAGTATATTTATTATCTACTATTTTATATTTAGCTATAATCGCTGGATTAACTACATTATTCATAACATCTTCGTGACTATATACGTTTCCATCTGCATCTATATATTGTATTATACCACCAATATCCTCACACCAAACTTCCTTATGTTTTAAAACTGACGTTGTTTCTGCCAATATTACTCCATGAGGCAAACCTTTAATATGTGTCCCACAATATTCACATCCATCTTTTTTCCTACGGGAACATTGCTCACCATTCGCTCTTTTAGCCATACATCTGTCCGCCAAGGTAACACTATTTTTACTACGTTTTCTTTTCATAAAATCTTCTTTTGTAAAAACAATTGGTTTGATTGAATTAATGTGTTTGATGACATTTTCTATATGATGGTTGTAATGTAGATCCTCGCAATTTTCTATCTCTCTTTTTAAATTATTTATATGCTCTAACATTTCGCTCTTAACATTTGCTGTATAATTAGATGATTTGGTATTTACTCTATTCTCCATTTATTATAGTATATTATTAACTTTATTTGTTTTCAATTTATATTATTATTATTATTCTAATGGATCTTCTTTATTTTCATTGATTTCACTATAACTTAATATTATAATATTATTGCGATCTTTTAATGATAAACTTGTAAATCCATAATAAACTACTTTATCTTTTTCAACTATATTTCCTATTTGTGCCGAATCATATTCTGAAGACCAATCTCCTTCAAAATCATTCATTCGTCTGAAATTTCTTATTTGACTTTTTTGTTTATCTGATACTCTTTTATCTTCCAATTGTTTTAATTCTACATCGCTATAACTACTTTCCTTATCATTTTCTGAATTTATGAAAACTTTAGTTTTACCCATAAATACAGCTACCCTAATTATACCTAATTTATCATTTTTAACTTTATAATCTTCCTTACCAACATACCTTATAGTTTCTCTCGACATAGTAATCGCTTCGTCAAAAGATCTGAAATTATAAAAGGGGCCCAAAGTGTTCCAAATACTTGATCTAAAAAAACCATAGACTATTTGAAAATCTAATGTATTTAAATTGTCCCCACTTTTATAGCATGTTAAAGGAGTTTGTAATTTATTACTTTTTTCATCTAATAGAAAACACATGTCTTGATTCATGTAAAAAATTTCTGTTACTGAAGGATCTATTTTATAAGAGTATACCGACTTTAAATTTACTATTTCATCTATAGTAGCCCACCACCACATATCATTTTTTTTATGTAGTATCAATTCAGTATCTGCATTTATAAGAGATATAAATGTTAGCAAACATTCTTTAAATATCCTATAACCCAATAAAGTGTAACGCTCTTTATCTATAACTTTTTTGATAAAATCTTTAACTGAATCTTTCTCGTCTATAAAAGGCATATACAAATTAGAGGTATCTTTGTTTTTATAGAGAAGATATTGTAAAAAATGCTTATCTTCTATATCTATTTTTTTATACATACAAAATATTACTTTCTTATATCCTTTACTTGGTTTGCTAATTGTAAGATTACTTTCTATGGGATATTTTATCACATTACCTGCATCGATATTTGCAGTTGTATTTTTATAAAAATTAATATTAACCATTATATAATAAGATAATATTAATCTTTATGTTTAATTTGGTCTTTTGTTACTTCTTCTCTACTCTCCATTATAAATTTTGTTAACTCAATTACCATATCTGAATCGTTTTTATAAAACTGATTTAAACTATTGAGTAAATGTTTTTTACTTAATGGAGCTTTTATTTTTGATCGTGTATAGACTAGCTTTCCATTATTAATGTCAAACTCATCTATATTATTTTCTTTCATTATACTTGTTAAATTTTCTGTTATAGTCTTTTTTTCTTTTCTTAAAGTTGTAAGCTCTTTCTGTAGATTCTTTATTTTATCATCAAATATAACCCATCTTCTTACTAAGTCTATTATTTTATTCTTATCACTCATTATTTCTTATAATATAAATATTTTAAATTATTTTAATTATATCTACTACTTTACCATTTTCATATAATAAAACATTTTTGTCATATTGCTTCTTGTGAATACCACAAAATGTTATCGTATCTTTATTTAAATATTTCAAATCTTTGTATATTATACCATTATTTTTACAACGCTCTCCTTTACTAGTTTTACATTCACATCTAAATGTTTGTTTACTTACAATATTATTATGTTTATTGCAATATAAACTATTGCATGGTTTGTTACATATTATATTGTTCTTATCTCTGTAAGGACATTTAGATAAATACATACAATATTTTTCGGGAGAATTTACACCAGAAATTTTAGCAAAACCTTTTATTTGAGGCAATAATCTTGAATGTACTTTTCTACAATACGGACACCTTATCTCTTTTATAGATAATTTTTTTGGATCTAGATTTGTATTTTTTTGATATTTAACTTCGTTGTATATAAATTCATAATTAAAACTATGACCACAATTCAATGTTATATGTTTTTCATCCAATTCATTACCAGATATTAAACATACATCTTTTTTTTCCTCTTTATTACTAATTTCTTTATTTAACTCTTCTATAAAATTTAATCCACCTTCTATCAAATAATTCATATATATTTCAATAAATAAATTCTTTATATTATATTAATATAATGACTAATTGGGGTAATTCTACATGGCTTTTTTTACATACTTTCGCACATAAGATTAAAGAAGAAGATTTTAATCTTGTTAAAAATGAAATGATTGAAATATTTAAATCAATATGTTTTGTACTTCCATGTCCATATTGTCAAACACATGCTAAACAATTTATATCAAATAATGATTTCACAAAAATAAAAAATAAACAAGATTTTATATTTATGTTATGGAGCTTTCACAACATTGTAAATAGAAAAACTGGTAAAAAACCTTTCTCTTATGACAAAATAAATATGTATGAAAAAGCAGTATTTAAAAATGTAATAATTAATTTTCAAAGAGTATTTATGCGACCAATCAACAATCAAAGGCTCTTAATGGATAGTTTAGGAAGATCTCGTGTTGTAAATAGAATAAATAATTTTTTTAAGATACACCATAATAAATTTAATTTTTGATTTATTCACCAGTTACTAGTTCGCCATTTCGATAAACACGACATTTGAATTTAGTTTTACTTGGTTTTGTACATATGCTATTATTACTTATAGGTTCAGTAAAGTATAATAGTTTTTCTTGACCATTTCTTCTTAATGTTCTATACCATAGATATCCAGCTAAAAATCCTGATATTCCTACGAAAAATACCTCATGTGCCATAGTTTTACAAATTCCTTTAGTACTTAATCCATAGTAACCATTCACAGAATATAATATAATCAAAAGTGTAACTAATTGTAAATTTACATTATTAATACTCATCATTGGAAATAACATATATGATAATGTGTAAGTTATAATGTTACTAGCTAATGATGGGTTTGTATCGCCAGGCAATGTACCTAAACAATTTTTTACTTCTTCTTTATTTCTGTTTTTACCTATTATTTTTAATATTAATTGTGTAAAAATCGTTGATAAAATTGCACCAGTTAACCATATAAATCCTTTCAAATCTTTATTAATAAAAGAAATTACTATTAAAAATAAGGCTATTATAATATGTGAATTTGCTGTTAATTTAGCCACTTTATTTAATCCTGATTCTTTGGTTTGCCGGCCCATAGCACCAATTATGTTAGAACTTGGCATTGCATCACCCATAATATATAATATTATAACATTATAATATTAATTACATCTCTAATATTATCGACATTAGTAAATTTAACATGATCTAATTTCAATGAATTCTTACTTATAAAATCGTTATAATCCACCTCGTTATCTTTAGGATAAAAAATTTCTTTTACACCTGCCTTAACTGCACCAACTATCTTTAAATCTAAACCTCCTATAGCTAATATATCTCCTTGAAGCGTAAGTTCTCCTGTAATAGCTATATCATTTCTTATTTTTTTATTGTTTATCAAACTATAAATTGCTAAACATATCGCAGTACCAGCCGAAGGACCATCTTTAGGCACTGCTCCTTCCGGACAATGAACATGAATACCTTGCATTCCAAATTTCTTCGCATTCTCTATATAATCTTCTAAAACGCTATCTTCTGTTAAGTTGCACGCTAAGGTTTTTGCCACATTCATACTTTCTTTCATAACATCACCTTGCATACCAGTCAATTTAAATTCCATTAAATTTGTAGATAAAAATCTAGAAACCTCTATGGGTAGAATACCGCCACATCCTACACTATTGGCCCACATTCCATTTATTAATCCTACCTTATCATTATTATGTATTTTTCTTACTATCACATAATTATGAGACTTTAAATATTTTTCTTTAACATCCTTTTTTGTTATCGTTATTGGAATATCATATACTTCTGTTTTTTTTAAAATATTTATATTTATTTCACCCATTATTTCAAATAAAAGTTCTTTTAATTTTCTGACACCTGGTTCATTTGTATATGTATCAATTATATATTCTACTACTTCATCGTTTATATCTATTATATTTTCTAATCCCATTTTTGTAAAAATCTCAGGAAGCATAAATTTTTTAACTATCTCCGTCTTCTCTTTAAGCGTCAAAAAATCAAACTTAATTCTATGAATTCTATCTAGTAATATTTTGTCTATTAAATTAACATCATTATATGAAAAAATAAATAATGCCTTTGATAAATCTAAATCTATACCATTAAAATATTTATCTTGAAATTTATCATTCTGTGTAGGATCTATTAAGTGTGTTAAAATTCCTATTATTTCTTTCCCATTCTCTGTTCTACTTATCTTATCTAACTCATCTATAAAAATAATTGGATTCATGCATTTACTATCTATCAAAATGTCTACAACTTTACCCCATGTCGATCCTACATATGTATAACTATGTCCTTCTAAAATGCTACCATTGGATGATCCGCCCATTCCTATAAAAGAAAATGGCCTAGGTTTACCATTAGCATCTTTTAAACAAAAAGATAAACCTTTTTTTGCTAAGCTTGTTTTACCTACACCAGGTGGGCCTTCAAAACCAAAACAATATCCATTATTTTTACCATTAATCCATTGACCTATTATACGCTCAAGCTGTCTTTTAGCTTCACAATGACCATAAACTGAATCATCTAGAGTTTTTCTAACATTACTAATATAATCTTCTATATCGTTTATATCTTGTTTTATTGTATCAATATTTGATATACATTGCTCTAAAGATAAAACGTCAAAATCTGCATTCTCTATCAAATAAAAATATTTTTTTGCAAGAACATTATGGTTATTAGTAAAATCTACTATAGATGAGAAAAGATCTTTATTATTTTTACCCGAATGAACTAACTTATTTATTTTTATCCCTTCTTTTTTAATAATACCATTTATATTATTAATTGTTTTAATTAAATGTGGTCTCTTTTTATTTTTTAATAAATTAATATATTTAATTAATTTATCATCTGTTATCTTGTATAAGTTATCATCTATCAAATTATCTAAAATAATCTCTAACTCGTAATTATTTTTTATAACATTTTTATCTAATGTATAATCTATTTTGAACAATTTAACACTTTTATCTATTGTCATATACAAATTTTTCTTAAGATTCTTTGCTATTTTTAGTATACCTTCTTCACAATAAATACCAAATGGTATTTTTAATAAACCATCTAAATATGATTTTGCTTTTGCACCAGAATCTTCTGATTTATTCTTAACTTCTTTTAATTTTATCATTGCTTTTTCTTTAACTAAATCATCTACCTTTAATAAACATATTTGTTGTTCTAACGGCAATTTATTATTAGAATTGTTATTTAAATTATTTGTATATTGCACCGTTTGTTTCATTGCTTCATTAAAATATTTCCTTAGATTCCATGGCAAACTATCATAAAGTAATGTTTGCTCATATGTATCTATCATACCATTATTCTCATTCGATAGTAAATCATATAGTAAATAAGCTAAATATTTAGATTCAGCATTGTCTTTTATCAATAGTTTTATCAATATATCTCGTTGATTATATAATGTTTCGTTTGTGAAATTTTCAATCGTATTTGATAGACAAACCTTATTTATTTCATCTACATCACTTACAAACTTTATAAAATTACCAACCAGTTCGTCTTCTGTGTAAATCAACATATCTTTTAATGATAACGTCTTTATGTAACGATTGTAGTCTGTTAAATTATAATCATATTCTATTTTAATATTAGATAACTTGCGTTCTTTAGATTTTATGAATTTATTATCTAAAAACATTATCCCTATATCATCCAAAATTCCATTTATTATTAAAATATTATTATTACTATTTAAAACTATCCTTATACCATAAACATAAACTTGAAATTTATTATTATAATCTATATTATTTAAACATGTTAAATTATTCATATTACTTAAATTATATTCTTCAGAATTTAGATTTATAACATTTTTAGGTATCAATCTGCAATTTATCGGATGAACATAGTTTTTAATTATATCATACTTACAATCTCCTTCCAAATCCTTAACAAATTCTTCTCCTAAAATTAATTTTATTATATCTTCAAAATTTTCTGTACCATAATTTTTAACTAAATTAATTAGTTGCGATTCTATATCATCCAAATTCTCTTTTATATTTGATTGCGATATGTCTAAAGTAGATACCATCTTAAATAGATTATTTAAAAATTCTAGTGTGCTATTCAACTCGCCAGCCAATATTATATCTAAATTTTTATACTTTTGAATTGCTAGTATAGTTTTTCTAATTAAATTTTTAAAATTATCTATTTTTATTTCATTTTCATCTATATTCATTGTATTAACTAACGATTTTTAATTTTAATTTATTAAATTTATTTAATTCTACACGATTTAAATAAATTGAATCATATTAAACACCTTTTTTTAATTTACATTATGGGAATACCAAGCTATTATTCTTATATAATTAAAAATCATCCGAATATATTTAAAAAACTTTCAAAAGAAGTTAATTTTGACTATCTTTATCTAGACAGCAATTCTATTGTTTATGACTCCATAAAAGATATTGAATACAATTGCAACAATACCACATTCGAGACTTTACTTATTGAAAAAGTATATAAGCAACTTTTACACTATATTGAGTTGTTCAATAATCCAAAAAATGTTATAATAGCTTTTGATGGTGTAGCGCCATTAGCTAAACTTAATCAACAGCGAACAA